AGCCACCACAGTTGCACCCACGCACCGCCACCGTTCTCGTAAAACCACAACGTGAACGGCTGTGACACCCCTTCGGTAAAGTCCACGGGTGCGCTGATAGAACCGCCACCACCCTTGTCGTACCAATCGTCCGTCGCCAACTCGTCATTGATGAACAGTTTTGTGCCGTCGTCCGCTTGTGCCATGAACTGCACTGCACCAGTTGAAGGTGCGGTCAAATGCCCTTCGTATCGGACAACAAAATCGTCACGCAACCCGAACAGTGGTTGTGCATCAAAGTTGTTCAGCACTTGCTGTTGCGTAACCATGCCAGCAATGCGTGTTGTTGGTGGCAATGGTGGTGCGTTGTTGTACTGGTTCCATTGCGTCCAGTTGTCATACACCGTGACCAACACACCTGTTGGTTGTTCTTGTGCCTCAACAGTTGTTGAGTAGAGAGCCAAAATCGCCGCTGGCAAAAACACCAGCCAACGCATTACGAGTTTCTGTACCCATACAGGTGCCATGTTCCTGTCATGCCAACAGCGCACGTCAAACGTATTCTGTCTGGGGAGATTGTTCTTCCACCAGCGTATTCGTATCCGAACGAAATCAGTTGGGTATTAGAAGGGTCATACCCAGAACCAACCACGTTGGTGCGATAAACGGTGGTGTTCATGCCGCCCACATCAAAAGAGATACGGGTCGGAGAGTTGGCATCGTAAACAGTTCCAAGTGAAAAATCTGCACCATTGTTCCTTTGCCCAAACGATGCGACAGTACCAAGGTAGTTACCAGAAACACCCCCGCCGAAGTAACCCGTGACGTAGCCCGTTGATGCATCACGCAACGTCGCCGTAACCGCAGAAGCACCAGTACCGCTATGACGGGTTAGCCAGAAAACGACACGAAAGTTTTGGTATGCAGTCGTAAACCCAGTAATGTCAATCGTTGTCACGTTTGTTGGGCTTCCGCTTGCGATGAACTCCAGTCCTGGCGGTGTTGAGGACGACACAACGTTGACCCATGCGCTACCTGTGTATGACTGCAATGTGTTTGTGTCGTCCAGATAGCAGAACATGCCTTCCGCCAACACGGGTTCACCGACACCACCAAACGCCGCATCACGAGTCGCCGCATTGGCAAACCGCATGATGACTTGGTCTTGAAGGTATGTGTTGACCTGTGCGGCGGTCAAAATCTGACCGTCAACAAACAGTTTTGTGCCTGCGCCAGCCATTACTCACCAGTCCATTCTTCGGGTTCCCACGATTCGGGTTCATTGCCTTCTTCAACCCATGCCAAAAACTCTTGATACAACGGATTACTTTCAACCTTAGAAATCCAAACACCGTCCTCACGCAACAGTTGCGAATCACCGACTGGTGCGTTGTACACAAAAAACTTCATCACAGTTCCGCCGCCGCTACAAAATGAACCTGAATAGCGCAGGTGTTTGCCGCACCAGACGTGCTTGCAATACCTAAGTAATGCTCGCCAATACTGCCATTCACTACCGACTGATTAGGCCAGTTCGCCACACCTGCTTGCAAACGAGTGCATTTGTTGATGTTTCCGTCGTGGTCATACCACGTCACATTCGGCGCAATGCGTTTGTATGTATTCATCATGACATGACCACCAAGTTCTCCTGATGTTCCAGCCGCAGATGAATAAGCCATAGTGATAAGAGCATTGAATGTGGCAGTACCCGCAACTGTGCCATACAAGTATGACTTTTCGTAATACCGCTGACATTCCACAAGTTCTTGACCGAATGACTTGAACTGAAATGGCGGCGCAATCGCACCAACAACAAGTTGTACGCCAGTGATTTGCCAATAATCGCTTGTGGATTGGCTGGCGTTTGTTTGTCCAACACCTTCATTGGCGGCGGTGTATGTACCCCACGTGGTCTGCAATGTGCCAGAGGTGTAGTTGGTTCCTAATGCTTGAAACCAACTGATTTGCAATGAGAAAGCATTGTCATTGGTAAGTGTGCCAGTTGTGTCAGCAGGGAATGTAATCGTTTTGTATTCCCATGTTCCGCTGGCATTGATGACATACGAACCTGACACCGAACGATTGTTGTTGTTGTCATAAAGAGAACAAATGTATGTACCGCCACGAAATGCTTTTACCCAAAAAGAAACTGTCAGTTGTTTAGCGGAAGATGTTCCTTTGCCGATTACTTGCACGTCACGTCCTTCAAGACGCTGGTTGACAAATACTGTTGCATTAGAACTCAATGGTGACGGTGGAGTAACACAGGTCATTTTCAGACTTGACCGAAAACCAGAGTATGTTCCACCAGACGTACCCCCTGGATAATCAGCCGTTGTGGACACGATTGTTTGCAACCATGTTCCAGCCGTGCCGAGAATAGTTGTACCCCAACGGTCTGCCGTGTAATACGCCTGCGCACCGCTTGAAAAGTTGCCGCTTGTTGTATTTCGTTGCGCCACATTCATTGCGCCGTTGTAGAGCAGATTCCGTGCCGCCGCACCAGACGACAGGATTCCATCAACTTTTTCGGCAATGTTCTCCATCGCCGTTGCGCCGTCAGTAACAAAGTCCGTTGGCTCTGGGTATGGAATGGCGTAGTTGGTTGTTGTACCCATGTTCCGTCCTTACAGGATTGTCCAAATCAGGTTAGTCCATGACAGACCATCTGCCACGTCGTTCCATGTGAGCGTCGGTGTTACTTCGTCCCATTCTTGGGTGAAGCCGACTGGCGAGAAATACAACTGGACGGTGTGACCGTTGGGTGTGATGCGATGCTCAATGCCTTCCACATACAGATTTTTTTGGACTGTGGACGGTGTGCCGTACTTGTAGGACTTGGTGACGGAAACAAACGAGCCGATTTCCAACTGTGAAACGGTGGTGCGTTGTCCACTGGTCAAACGTGCCATGTTGACGGTCAATGCTGTGTACCAAAAGTTTGGCTCTGGGCGTATGAGATAGTCCGCAAGCAGTTCTGCGTCCTCGTCGGTGGCGAGCAGTGATTGCACGACGATGGATTGCACGCCGTAGTTTTCTTGTGACGTGGTATCGGTGGTTGTTTGCGGTGTTGGTGTTGGTTCTTCTGGTGTTGGTTCAACCTCAACCGTCACGTCATTGATGATGCTGATAGGCGTGATGGAGAAGGCACGAACTACTGCGTCACTCATAGTTCACTTCCAATGTCTGATACGGAATACTCACACCATCATCGGCAAATGCCACTGACGGCGGTTCTGCTGTTGCTTTTGGTGTGCGTGCTTCCCACACCAATGCACCAGACCTATTGACGTACAAACGTCCCTGTTCGGCAGTCTCAATCAGTTTGTTCAGATACGTCAATGCCGCCTGTGAGGAAACGGTCAACGAGGACAGGTTGGCAACGCCTTCGGCAATGATTGGCGCAGGGTCATTCGGGTATGCCACTTCTGGGCGTGCAAGGATTCGGTCAACTCGAGCGCCTGACTTCTCGGCAGGTGGCGTGAACTCGGTAATGGTGGTTGTTGATAGGTTCAAGAATCCATCGGCAGAGTTGACTGTCACAATGTTGTGGTCATCTTGACTGAACTCGGTGTCATAGGCAGTTATGAACCCGTAAAACAAGGATTCGCCGTTGCGTGAAATGCGTACCTTTCGGCGTGGCTCAAAACCCAATCTGCCTCGTTCGGTGTTCCAATACGGTGATGCCTGATTGGCAACGCTGAACTTGTCCTCACCTTTGAGGTCATCAATGACGATTGTGCATGTGCCAGCACCGAACTGTGCGTCGGCACTGGAACGTCCACGCTTGATTGATACGCCAACAACGTATTGCGTCACGTCAAAGAATGTGGTTGTGCCACCGAGAACGGCAGGACCACCGAGTGTTGACGTGCCGAGATACAAAGCGTCCTGCAAAAAACCTGCGTCCAGTTCCACCTTGTATGTGCCGAGGTCGGCAAGACCGCCCATTTATGCCACCACAATGTTGAGTGCGCCAGAACGTTTGTTGTACTTACGCAACTCGGTCACGATTACGTCCGCCAATGATTCGTCAGCAATCTTGCTATTGATTGTGATGTTGTACACGTCGCCACCGCCGAGTTGATTGTTCGGCACAATCTTGCCAGAACTGGACGGCACAAACAGTTCTCGTCCACGCTCGCCAACAATGTACGGATAACCCGAATCAACCATGCCACCAGCGGCTTTGCCCTTCTTCGGACGCTTCTTCGGTGCCTGCACACCTGTTTGCTTTTGCGCACGCTGTACTTGTTGAGCCGTCAACCCTGTCCGTGCGGCACGCACCTCACGTTCCGCCTCAGCAAGATTCAACTTGGCTTGCGTCTCACGGTCAACCGCCTCAGCCACAGCATCGGCTCGTGATGCCTCAGTTTCTTTGGCGGAGTTCAGTTCGTCCAATGCGTCCTTGTATGACTGTGACCCGACAGCGGCACCATTGATTGCCTCATTCAACGCCGTTTGTGCCGTAGTAATGGCGTTTGTTGCTTCCACTTCGGCGTTCTTTGCCTCAGTCAATGCCAACTCCGAAAGCGTCAACTCATCTTGTGCCGCCTTCACTGCGGCAGGGTCAGAACCAGCCCGTGCAGTGGACAACGCCAGTTCTGCCGCAGTCACACCAGCCACAGCGTCACGCAACGCAATCTGTGCCTCAGCAATCTTGCGTGGGTCATTCTCTTTCTGCGCATCAGCCAACGCCTTTTCAGCGTCGGTCTGACCGTACTTGGCAAGTGTTATGTCATCTTCCAGTTGCGCCAATGCGGCAGGGTCAGCAGCCTTTTGCATGTCTGCCAACTTCTGTCGTGCATCAATCACGCCTTGTTCCGCACGAGTCACGTCAATGGACGCACGAGTTTGGTCACGCTTTGCCTGTGCCAAATCTGCTTCGGCGGCGGCGGCTTGTGAACTGCCTGCACCGTAACCACGCACAACTTGGTCGTAGCGTTCTTGCGCACGAGTCACGTTTTCTGTTGCTTTGGTCAGGTCGTCCTTGGCACGCTTGGTGTCTTTGATTGCGCCGTTGTAGGAACGTTGGTCAGCGCCGTATCCCTTCAATGCGGCAGTGAAGTCACGGAACTTTTCGGCGGCAG